CGCGGGGGTCGTCGTAGTCTGACCAGGTGTACTCAGCGAAAGCTCCGAGATAGTGGATGTTACCAGTGTCAGACTTATGGTGATAGTGGCCAGAGCACACAACATCAAAACGATCAAAGAGGCGATGGTCCATGCCATGATCAGCGATCGATCCCTTGAACATCTCGAACCCGTTGAGCTCGAGGTGTCCCATGACGATCTGTGCAGAGGTTCCTTTGATTGCATCCATGCTCTCCTGGTAGTTATCGTCGCTGATCCACGGCAGTAGCAGGATGGGAGTGTCATCGAACTTCAGCGTGATCGGGGAGATGTAGGTAGTGATGTTCTCGTACCTGCGATCGACGAGCTCGCTGAGCGCGTTGATGCGGTTCGTGTTCTTGTAGTAGACGTCGTGGTTGCCGGCGATGATGTGACAGTCGATGTTCCGGTCTCTGAGTCTATCAAGAAAGTCCGATCGCAGTCGGCTCGCGGTGAGGAAGTTGACGTACTTGCGGCGATCTACCAGGTCACCCAGGTGGATGACCGTCTTGATCTCGTGCTCGTCCAGGTAGGGAAAGAACGTACCCTCCAAGAACTTATTGAAGTAGTCGTAGAACGCCGGTGAGTCGTTGCGAACTCCCCAGTGTGTGTCAGTCAGCAGCGCTATCTTCAACTTTCACTTCCTCATCTTCAACGAACTTCTCGATGCCCTTCTTGGCTCGACGACTCTTCTCGCGCGAGTTCTGCATGTAGGTCTCGTAGTCGCGGATCAGGTCGTTGACCTTGTCCATGTTGGCGAACGAGGAGTCGATGTCCTTGGCCTCGTCCATCTCCTGCTGGGTGGACAGGGCGCCGTCCGCCATCATCTTGTGCATGTACTTGTACTTGACGTACGTCTGCTTCTTCTCCTTCATGATGCGTCGGATGAAGGCGTTACCGATGATCTGGGTGAAGTAGGCGAACGGGTTACTGGACTTGGCAGGGTCGAAGTTGTTGACCGCGGCCACGCAGTTCTCCACGGCGTCCGCGATCATCTCGTCCCTGAAGGTATAGTTGACATACTTGTACTTCGTGGACAGCCGCGTGGCTATCTTATAAAAGCACTCGCCGATGTACTCTGGAATTCGCGGCGGGGTAGATCCGTCTAGCTTCGACTTCTCGACGCCGTCGCGGTACTTGATCAGGGATTCGAGTAGTGTCCTGTTGTTTATGTAGTGCTTGCTGCTCATTCGTCGTACATTCTTTCATATGCTTTCTTCACTGATTTCAGGTCGATGGTATCTACCGCTATATTGCCGCACTCTCTTAGTCTCAGTCTCAGCTGCTCATTGCCGACGATTCCGGGTGTCCGGTCTCGTTCTCTGGAGAGCTTGTTTATCTCGATCAGGCTCTCGAGCATGTACTTGGCGGCGAGAGATATGTCCTCTATCTTTGACTCGAGGAGCTTGATCTTTATCCTGCTCGCCTCGAGCTCGACTGCCGCCTCGAAGCACAGCGGGTCGTTGCTATTGTACAGCCTGTCGAGTATACTGTCAACCTTTATCTTGGACATCAGTGAATCGACGTGTTTCCGAGCAGCTTGGTCAGGGCGGCCGTCTGCGCCTCTCTTGAGGTGTCCATCTCGACCGAGCTGTTGTTGGTGATGGTCTTGAGCGAGTCTTCGTATATCTTTGAGTAGTAGTCGCTTATGTCGTACATCGAGACTATGGAGCCGGTGTTCAGCTGGATGCTGTTAGTGCTGCCGTACGAGTTGTACTTCATGAATACCGCGGACGGCACACCGTCGACGACTCGGTACTTGATCTCTAGGGGATCCTCCACGGTCATGAACGTAGGATCTCCCTCCCACATCAGGGAGTTGGCGATCCGCATCTTCCTTCTCTCCCCGTCGTCGGTTGCTATCTTACCCACGAACTCCAGGCCGTCTGACGTCTTTATAACGACTATCTTCATTGGTTCAACTTCACATTATAGAGTTTATATTCGAAGTTCTCTTCGTTGTAGATCTTGACGCGCTCCATGAAGTGGTTTATGGTGTGGTTGCGCTTGGCCTTCCAGGTCAGGTCGTCGGCCACGTCGTAGAGGGTGGCGACTGACTTGCCGTCCGCCTTGCGGAGACCGCGGCCGATGGACTGGAGGTTCCTGATCTTCGACTTGGACGGTGAGGCGAACACGAGGTTGGAGATGCTCGGGATGTTGATGCCCGTACTGAACGTGCCGTAGGATGCCACGATGATCGCGTCGTTCTCCTTCGCCACGATGTGTCTGATCTCCTCGCGCTCGTCGCCGTCCACTCCGCCGTGTACGAAGAACACCCTCCGGTCCTCGTCCTTCAGCAGGTCATACAGTACCTTACCATGTTTCTCGACAAATTGAAACAAAATAAGCGTGTTTCCCTCCAACGAAATCGCCAGATTCTTGATGAACCTGTTCCTGGCGGAGTTGGTGACGATGAAGTCCATCTCGGCCTGATAGTCCATGTCCTTGACGAGCTTCCTGTCGGCGTCTGAGTAACCGAGGACCAGGCACTTGATCTTCAGGTCGGAGACGTGCTTCTGCTCCATGAGCTCCGACGTCGTGATGACCTTGTATACCGGACCGAAAAGGCCCTCGAGCACGAGCTGATGGGTCTGCGTGCCGTCGAGGGTACCCGTCAGTCCGAACCGGTACTGCGTCCGGTTCAGGTTGGTCATGATGGTGTTGAGGCTCTTCGCCTTGAAGAGGTGAGCCTCGTCACCGATCACTACGTCGAACTTTTGGAACCACTCTTTCCTTTGCTTGTAGACGCTTTGCCACGTGGTGATGGTGACTTGCGCTTCGGTTTCTCGCTCTTGGCCGGAGAAGATCTTGTGGATTCCACCGGAGCCGTCATCGCCGGCGGAGAAGCCGTAGGACTCGAAGTCTCCCGCGAGCTGGTGAACCAGTGAGACGGTAGGAACCACGATAAGAGTTTTAGCATTGTAGTACCTCGTTATTAAGTAGATGATGAGTGACTTGCCGGACGCGGTGGGAGAGAGCAGCATGCACCTCTTGTTGCGCACGGCGTGGATGAAGGCCCTGAGCTGGTAGTCCCTGGGTTCTACCTTCTCCGGCAGACCGAGGGACATCGCGAAGTCGTGGGCCTCCTTGGCCGAGAACTCCTGCTGGGAGAAGTCCGATCCGTCCACGACCTCGTAGTCGCGGCTCTCACAGAACTTCCTGACGTGGGAGTACAGGCCGGCGTAGATGGCTCGGGTGACGTTATTGACTAGGCGGATCTTGCCGTCCCAGAATCGGGACTTGTAGGCGGGCATGAACTCTGCGCCCGGCACCTTGAAGGTGAAGGCGTCGGAGATCTCTTGTAGAGTACCGAGGTCGCAGTCCAGTCGGACGTAGGCCTCGTCTATCTTTGTGATCGTTACTGTGGTCACCCTAATCCATTCTCAAACTTCTTCCAGTCGATGTAGGACTTGATGGAGAATCCTCGGTTCGAGATGATCTTTATGATCGACTCTAGGACGTCTACCTTCTCCTCCTGCACACCGATCTGGAGGTTTATCTTGATGACGTCGGGGTCCGCGTCCATGTAGACGGGAACGTCGTTCTTCAGCAGTCTCATGGCAAAGGGTTCCCATCCCCTCTTCTTCAGCTCTTCTTGGTCGAGCCTCCCCATGAAGTAGTCCATCTTCACGAGCGTCAGCTCTTTCTTGTGTTCACGGAGCTGACGCAGTTTCATCCTCTCTCCTGAGAGGATCTGAAGATATTTACCGTGCAGCTTCGGGGTGTTTACGCTCTCGTTGCCGATGTCGAGAGTGTTGATACGACTGTCCTTGGACCAGAGCTCGTGTATTTCCTCAAGCTTCATAACAGACATCCTATAGTATATTTGATTTGCTATATCGCTATTATACCATTACCGGAGTAAAAGTACACAGAATTATTGATAGCTTGGGAAGTTCGCAGTCGTGGTGGGATCTAGCTTGAACATGCGATATGAGAACTCGGCGGTCGCCTCCAGGTAGGCGACGTCCGTGAGGGAGGAGTCGAACTTCATGCCGGTGAGGCCGACCGGGAAGATGTCCAGGAACTTGACCTCGTGCTTGGGGTTCTTTGAGCTCGACAGTATGACGAGGGAGGCGTCCGACCTCAGTCTCTGAGAGTCGACCGAGGACTTCTCGGCGAGTTCCCTGTACTGCTCGTAGCTCTCGGGAAATCCGAGGGCCAGCATCCAGTTGTAGATCTCCTTGTAGTTCGTGAGGTCCTCGTCGATCTTGAAATTCACGGAGATGTTGCCGTAGGTGATCTCGGTGCCGGCCACGGGAATTCTCTGGAACGGGTTGGGGACGGACGTGGAGTTCAGCGAGATGCTGGGGAACTCGATCGACTGACAGAAGTAGTCGACGTTCGGCAGGCGTGTGATGACGAACTTGTACCCCAGCGGGGACAGAAAGTTCTTGTTGGCTGTTACTTCTGCGAATGACGGCATCTCGAGGGCTCCTTCACGTATATTTAGGCAAAGAAAAAGGGGGAGGTTGCCCTCCCCCTATCGATCGGTTGACCCGATTTCTTCCTATTACAGGATGTTGGTGACCAGGACGCGACGGTAGTAGACGTTGCTGTCCTTGGAGATGACGCCGAGACCGGCGTTGACACCACCAGCGAACGGATTCGCGACGACGCCGTAGCGGGTCTTGAAGCCGATCTTCGGCTGGAAGGTGGACGGGTCGACGGCGCGGACCATCTGCAGCGGAACGTACGGGCAGTAGAAGAGGCCGGCGTCGAAAGCGCTGGAACCCTTGTAGCCGACGGTCATGTAGTGACCCGAGCTGTTGTTGACACCGGTGCCGGACTGGCCAGCGTACGGGTCGACGTAGACGCGGATGCGGCCGTTGAGGACGCCGGCGAAGGTGTTGCCGGTATCATCGACCTGGAGGTTGTTGCTGTTGAGGGCCGGGGCGTAGTCGAGAACGCCAGCCATCTGGAGGGCGGAAGCGACGTCCGACGAGCAGATGAGCATGTTGCCCTTACCGCGACGGGTAGCCTTCGCGATCTGGTTGGCTTCGCGCTCGATCTGGAACATCAGACCCTTGAACTTCTCAACCGACCAACGACCGTTAGAGTCGGTGTCGAGATCGAAGATACCGGAGACGGTGGTTCCCTCGGTGGCGCCCTGTACGGCCGACACGTTGATGGTGCGGACGATTTCACGGTTGATTTCCGCGAGGATCTCAGCCGAGAGGATGTTCGACAGTTCGGTCTCAGCGTCGAGGCCGTGGATGGCCTTGAGGTCCTGAGCGAGTTCCATCGAGTACTCAGCCTTGAGGGCGCGAGTATTCGCGGTGACGGTTACCTTCTCGATCGAGAACGCCATCTCCGGGAAGGTCAGCGAGCTGTTGCCCAGACCTTCGCCCTGGTCGGTGGTCATACCGCCAGCGAAGTTGTAGACGCCCTTCTCGGCGAGGTTGGCCTGCCAGGTGGTGTTACCCGGAAGGTTACCGGCGTGCTTGTTGCCGAGTACGTTGTCGGTGTTGGACTTGTACGAAGCGAAGCGGGTGTTGGCTTCGTTGTACAGGGCTTCCGTGTTAGCCTGGTCGTTGTAGCGAGCGCGCATGGCGAAGATGAGGCCGGTCGGACCGGTCATCGGCTGGACGCCGCAGATGTCGTAGGCGATCAGGTTCGGCATCGCACGACGAACGAGCGAGATGAGAACCGGGTCGAACGTATCGATTGCGCCGGCGTTCGTAGAATCCGGGTTACCGATGGCGTTGGTTGGCGATTCCATGAGGTACTGAGAACCACCCATCGCAGCTGCCTTGCGGAGCTCTGTTTCGGTGTTCTCGAGCATCATGGCGGTGACCGAGCGCTTGTGAGCGTCCTTAATGCCTGGCAGGTCAGGATGCTCAAGGACGGGCCTCCACTTGTTCTGGACTTCTTCATTGAGATACATTGAGATTTACTCCCTTGAGTTGCTTGTACGTATTTATCAAAAAGTTACTTTACGGTCGTTCTTGAGATGGCCTTAACGTACTTGGCCATCGGACCTGTAGGCATCTCGACTTCATCATAGGCGCCGCCGTCGAAGCTCTCAGTGAGCATCGCAGCCGGCTTCTTTTCAGCGGAGAAGTAGTTCTCCTTGATCACCTGAACTTTACGAGCGAAGGACTCGTCATTGTCATAGGTCAGACCCTCGCAGAGCGTCTTCAGCTTTTCAGCCTGGGTGACTGCGAGACCTTCGGTCATCTGGTCGACGATTTCATATGCACGGGCTTCGAAGATTGCCTTCTGGAGCTCGATGACCTCGTCGGTCTTTTCGTTTACCATCTGCTCGAGTTCCTCGACGCGGGCGGCGAGGTCTTCCACGACGTCGACCTTCTCTTCCGGAACGTCGATGTAGTGCTCGGCGAACAGACCCTTCAG